CCGGGTGGCGCGAGGCCGCTGAGAACGTCGCCGAGTCGCTGCGCAAGGGCATGCGCGTCATCGTTCAGGGTCGCCTCACCCAGCGCTCATACGAAACCCCGCAGGGCGAACGCCGCACGGTCGTAGAGCTGCAGGTCGACGAGGTCGGCCCCTCCCTGCGCCGCGCACGCGCACAGGTCACCCGCAACCAGGCACAGCCCGCGAGCGCGGGTGGCTTCGGGTCGGGGCCTGCGCCCGTTCAGGATGCGGGAGGGTGGCAACCGTCTGCGTCGCTTGATGCGGGGCAGCATGATCCGTGGGGCGCTCCTGCTGCCCCGTCTGAGCCGCCGTTCTGATGGAGAGGCATTGCCCGGACTGCGGCGAGGTTCTCGCTGCAGGGCACGCGCGCTGTAGGCCGTGTTTCCGCAGGTTTGAGGCTGAGTATCAGCGGAAAACCGAGAGGGACTGGATGCGGCGCAACTTTCCGGAGTTTCGGCCCCGGGATCTTTTTCCGGAGGACGGCTGGGAGCCGATGGAAATCAAGAGGACGAATGTGAAGGAGGGCGAGTAATGGCCTGGGTGCGGGTAGGAGACGAGGCGCTGAGCCACCCGAAGCTCATGAGCTTGTACGACGTTGAGGGTGCAGAGGACATCTCGATTATCGAGGTGTTCGGTTTCCTCATGGCGCTTGCAACGTACTCCGCTAAGCACCTAACCGATGGGATTATCGAAAGGGGCGCCGCCTTCCGTGACGGTGATCGTTCGCGGAGTGCGCACCTGATTGACGTCGCGGTGGGCGCGGGCCTGCTCACGTGGGTTGAAGTGGAGGGCAAGCGGAAGCTGAGGCTCTTTACGGACGAGGAGTTTATCCACGTCCAGCCCCGTGAGGAGGTCATGCGGCGCCGCGCCAGGTCGCGGGAGAATCGCGACCCGAATAAAAAGGCTGCTGTGATCTTCCGCGACGGCGATCAGTGTCGGTACTGCGGGAAGGTCGTGCGGTGGACTGGCCCGAAAGGTTACAACCTCGGCACGCTCGATCACGTTAACCCTGACTCGCTGGGGGACGCCCCGGTCGAGGGGCTCGTGGTCGCGTGCCATGAGTGCAACTCGTCGCGCGGTCATGCGCGCGAGGCGTTCGACGCGGCCTCGCCGCTGCGTCCTATCCCGTCCACGCCTTATTACGGAGTGTGGTCGGCTGAATTCCTGACTAGGTACGGATATGAAGCTGCGCCGTCCGTGGATCCGGGTACGCCCGTTGACCCCGCCTCAGAGACGCCCGCGAGGGGCGTTCTCCCGGGCCGAGGGTCCGGGGTGCCTGTTGACCCCGGGCGCGGCTCCAGCGGCCCTGCTGAGGCCGCTGTGCGTGACCCCGGCGCGTCCGAGAGACGCGCGTCCGAGGGTCCGCGTATTCGACGTAGTCCGGACTCAAGTACGAACCAGAGTCCGACGTCGAAGGGTATCAAGGCGAATACTCTCGGGTCGGGCAGGGACGGGACGGGACGGGCAGGCCAGGGATGGGCAGGCACGGGCCAGGATGGGAAGGGCCAGGCCGGGCACCCGCGCACACCTCAGCAGCAACAATCAAGCAAGCGGAACCGTAGAAGGAGAAGAAGATGAGCGATGAGCAGATGGGCTTTGACAAGTTGGAGGATGCAGTAGCAGCTCTCGTGAGTGAGCGGGGGCCGGGCAGACTTGTTGGTGCATGGGAGGTAATGATCGAGACGATCGATCCGATGCGCCCGGAAGTCACAGCCTGGATGACAGAGGGCAACGGATCGATGCTGGCTCGGCGCGGACTCATTGAAGTATGCCGGGACCAGTACAGGAAAGGCATCGAGGACACGACAGATGAGTGAGACGATGAACGACCGGACATGTCCTGTAACTGGTGAGCCTCTCCTCGGCGGAGAGTTCCTCTCTCGCGGCGGCGCTGCCCGCGTCCGTGTCGCGACCGCATCAATGCCAGGCCTCGTGAGCGATCTCGCCTACGCCGCGTCGCACGGCGTGCGCACGGGCGAGCAGGTCGGCGGCGCTGGAGTCCCATCGTCGCGGGCTCCTCTCAACCTCGCGCTCATGATCGAGGTCGACGAAATGTGCGACTCGATCCTCACCTGGGCAACGCTGCTCCTGTCACACGTAATGGGGCCGTCATACTGGGTGAAGCAAGGCAACTGGTGGGGCGTGGCTGATGTGTTCAAGACTCATGAGGATAAGCTGCGCCGCTGGTCCGAGGCAGCTCAGTGTGCGGACGAGGTTCTCTACTCGGTCGCACGCTTGGAGCGCCTCGCCTCTCCCGGCAGGCAGCGTCTCGTGTTCGTCGGCGAGTGTAGCGCCTGCGGGGCAGACCTCCTGGTCCGCGACCCAGATGAGGAGGCGACGACCTGCCGGGAGTGCGGAGCGGTCGAGCAGATCGCCGACGCCTGGGACAGACTCCTCACGAAAGCGCGTGAGTCTCTCTTGCCTCGCACTCGAGCGACTCGCGTCGCTGAGATCCTGGCCGGTGTGCAGGTCAAGGACTCGACCGTGAGGAAGTGGCAGCAGCGAGGGAGGGTGGCCCCGGCATCGAGGGAGGGGGGCATCCGTCTGTATAGGGTGGGGGACATCGAGGCTCTCGCTCTACAGCACTTGACCCGCGCGTAGCGCGTGTCGCTTGCGCGTCAGGGCGTCACGGTGTATTTTGCTAACGTGGCCCCGCGCGTAAGCGATGGGGCTTCTGCCTTATACGGCATCCGCGCACATGCGTTGACCCCCGCTCTTCTCGGCCCCGATGGAGCGGGGGTCTCCGCATACCTGGGAGGTGGTCGAACATGGCGACCTCACGCACAGGAACCGCACAGTACAAGCACTGGCGCAAGCGAGTGCTGATCGCAGCTCGCGACGCAGGCATCGCGCAGTGCCCACACTGCGGCGTTCGCCTGGACTACACGCGAGGACTGCAGCCGAACAGCGCCGAGCCGGATCACATCCTCCCGGTCCGATGGGGAGGAAAGAACACACTCGAAAACGGCAGAGTCCTTTGCCGCAGATGCAATCAATCTCGCGGAGACGGGACGCGCCCGAAGGTGAAACCGCGCAGAGCGGCCTCCGTCGACGTAGACTGGTGACAGATTCAGTCATCATGCACGGGGGATTACCCCTCCCCCCGCCTACCCCTAGCCCCCGGTACGCTTAGCGCCATACCCCCCCGTTATTTCCGGGGGTTTCGCGCAAAAACGGTGGCTGGGGGTTTTCGTTTAGGGGCGGCTCGCCTGGTGCGTTTATGGGGTATGTGGGCTAGAAGGTAGGCGTTTTCGGCGGTTTCGCCCAGGACTAGGGGGTTGGAATTGGCTGAGAAGAAGGCGAAGGCATCGAGCGCTCGCGGGCGTAAGACATCGGTGAAGAAGCCCGCGGCGAAGAAGGAGCCGGAGGTTCCGGCATTTGATGCTCGCGCTCAGCGCGCAAAGCTGCTGGACGCGACGTTGCAGTCGATTGAGTATGCCGAGTTTGACAAGCGGGCGCCGTTGATTCGTGAGGCGCGCGCGTTGATTTCTGAGCTGGCCGGCCCGGCTGTTGTAGTCGAGTCGAAGGAGGAGGGAGACAACGTTGTCAACTTCCAGGACCAGCTCGCACGGCGACGGTCAAACGCCTCGGGTGCGGGTCGCCGCTAAGCGTAGAGCAAAGACTTTCGGGGACATCGCCGGCGAGTTCGCCGCGAACTTCGGGCTGACCCCTGACCCCTGGCAGAATCTCGTCCTCGAGGACTGGCTGGCCGCGTCCACAAAGGACGAGTGGAAGCACATGACCTGCGGTCTGTCCGTCCCTCGCCAGAACGGCAAGAACGCGCTCCTGGAGATCCGCGAGCTTTTCGGCATGGTGCTCCTCGGAGAGAAGATCCTTCACTCCGCGCACGAGGTCAAAACGGCGCAGGCGCACTACCGCCGGTTCAAGCACTTCTTCGGGAATAAGGCAAACGACGAATCTGCGGACTTCCCCGAGCTGAATCGCCTCGTGACGAACGTCCGTAACGTCAACGGCCAGGAGTCGATCACGCTCACGAACGGCGCAGAGCTGCGAGTCATCGCCCGCTCGAAGTCGTCAGGCCGTGGCTTTACCGCCGACGTGATCGTTTTCGACGAGGCGCAGGAGCTGACAGAGGACGCTATCGAGGCCATGCTCTCGACGGGCTCGGCTGGCGACCTCGGCAACTCCCAGATCCTCTACACGGGCACGCCGCCCGGTCCGAACGCCTCGGGCGCCGTGTTCACTCGCCAGCGCGCACAGGGCCTCTCGGAGCATCCCGGCCCGATGTGCTGGCACGAGTGGTCCGCAGACCCGGACGGGCCTGTCAACCTCGACGACAAGGGCGTATGGATCGCGACGAACCCAGCGATCACAGCGGGACGCATGAAAATCGCGTTCGTCGAAAACGAGCGGCGCACGCTCAACGAAGAAGGCTTCAAGCGCGAACGCCTCGGCATGTGGCCGGCGAACGCGGGAGCCTCGCGAGCGATCGACCAAGCGACGTGGGACGCATCCGTCGCCGAAGCGCCGGAGGACGGCATCCGCTCATTCGGCGTCTCATTCAGCGCAGACGGCAAGCGAATGGCGCTCGCGGGCGCGATGAAGGAAGGCACGGGAGCGTCCGCGCGCTTCCACGTGAATGCAATCGACACCTACACGGGGTCAACTGCTGCGGGCGTTTCGGCGCTCGCGGAATGGCTTGCCGAGCGCGTCGACAGGACGGCGCAGATCAATCTTCTCGGCGGCGCTGGCGCAGCTGCTTTATCGGACGCGCTGGACATGCGAGGCGTACCGAAACGCCTCGTCCACATCATGACCACGGGCGAGTACTTCGAGGCCTGCGGGCTGCTCTTTGAGGGCCTGCGAGCCGGCCAGGTCACGCACCCGGCAGGCGAACCGGAGGACGCACTCAACGCCTCGGTGGCTGTCGTGGACCGGCAGATCCGCCGCCGCGACGGCGCTTACGGCTGGTCGGCCTCAACCCCAGACGGGGATGAGACCCCGCTAGAGGCGGTATCGGCGGCGTTGCACGCGGCCAAGACCACGCGGCGTAGGCCGAAAGGGAAAACTGGAAGGAGGGCGATCGTCCTATGAGTCTGACGAGGATCCCGGCGCTGCCGGGGCTGACCGACACTGAGAAGAGCCAGCTGCGCCTCATGCAGGACCGTATCACGGCGAAGCAGGCGAAGAACGAGCTGCTCGACGTGTACTACGAGGGGCATCGCGCCTTCCAGGATCTCGGCATCTCGATCCCGCCGCAGATGCAGCGCACGCGCGCCGCTCTCGGCTGGCCCCAGAAGGCTGTGCAAGCCCTCGCACGGAAGCACGTTTTCGAGGGGTACACCGTCGGCGGTCTGACCGACACCTACGATCTGGCCGGGCTTCTCGCCCGCAACGAGTTCGAGACGGAGCTCGCGCAAGCGATCACCAGCGCCTACAAGCACTCGGTATCGTTCCTGACGGTCGCCGCTGGCGACGTGACGCGCGGAGAGCCGCCCGTCATGATCCAGGCGCGCGACGCGAAGTGGACAACGGCCCTGTGGGATCAACGCACGCGCACGCTGGAGGCCGCGCTCGCTCTGGAGGCCTCGACCGCTGAGGGCACGGAGCAGTACGAGAACACGATCACGGGCGCGACGATGTACACGCGCAAGTTCATCATTCATTTCTCCCGCCAGACCGGCTCCGCAGCCTGGCACCTCGAGCGCATGGAGAACCCGACAGGCCGCGTGCTCGTCGAGCCTCTGGTGTATGACCCGCAGCTCGGACGACCGTTCGGGCGCTCGCGGATCACGACCGAGGTCCGTTATCTGACGGACGCGGCGGTGCGCACGCTGATGCGCGCTGAGACCGGCGCTGAATTCTTCTCCAGCCCGCAGCGGTACGTCCTCGGCGCGTCCGAGGATGCGTTTACAGGTATGGAGCGGTGGTCGGCGATCACGGGCCGTCTGCTCGCGCTCACGGTCAACGAGGAAGGCGCAACGCCGTCGGTCGGCCAGTTCACGCAGCTGTCGATGGAACCGCATCTCGCGATGTATCGCCAGCTCGCGCAGAACTTCTGCGCCGCAACGAACCTCCCGATGAGTACGGTCGGTATCTTCGGCGATAACCCGGCGTCGGCTGAGGCCATGCAGGCCGCTGAGTACCAGCTGTCCGACGAGGCCGATTACCAGTGGCGTATCTTCACGCCCGCGCTGCGTCGCCTCCTCCAGGACGTCCTCATGATCCGCGACAGGCTAACGGAACCGCCCGAGGAGTCGTGGGATATGGCGATCAACTACACGCCGACCCGGTATGTGAGCCCGCAGGCAAGCGCTGACGTGATCTCGAAGATCGCATCCGCGCTGCCGGACGTCGCGACGACGACCGTCGGCCTGCGTCGCGCCGGCTTCACGCAGGCCGAGATCGAGCAGGTCAGAGCGGAGAACGCGCCCGGCAAGGCCGCGTCTCTCCTCGAACGGCTCGCAGGCGCAGGCAACCTCGACGCGCCAGCCGCTCCCGAACAGCAGACGCAGGAAGCGGGGGGGGGAGCTGAGGATCCCGTCGCGCTGAAAGCAAAGTTCGACGCGCTCGGCGTCGCGATCCGCGCAGGCATTGAGCCGCAAGACGCAGCGCTGAGGCTCGGCCTCGAAGGCCTGCGCTTTACCGGCGCTGTCCCCGTATCCCTGCGCATGCCAGAGGCAGACGCAGACAAGCTCGAAGCGAAGTAACGGGAAGAGGCGAGCCGCGTGTCACGTACAAGGAAAGAGATCACGCGGTTCGCCAAAGCCCAGAAGCAATGCGCACGCCTCGCGAAACGCGACCTCGAGCGCTTCTGGAAAAAGCTCGACACGACCGACGTCGTCGCATGCCGCGAAGCGCTGGAGGACTTCCTCCCCCAGCTCGTGCAGGCATACGGCAACGTCGGCGGGCAGCTCGCCGTCGAGTGGTACGACCGCCTGCGACGAGCTGCCGGCGCTCGCGGCGAGTACACGCCGAAGCCTGCGCCGTTGCCTCGTATCGAGGTTGTGCATGCCAGGATCCGCAGTGCGCTGAACCCGTTGGCCCGCGCCGGGGATGCTGAGGCCTCGCTGGAGGCGCTGTCTGAATCGACGGAGAGCTGGGTGAAAAACTCGGCGCGGCAGACGGTCTCAGACGCCGCGGCGAAGGATCCCGCGAAGGTGCGTTTCGCTCGCGTCCCGACCGGCGCAGTGACTTGCTCGTTCTGCATGATGCTCGCGTCGCGCGGTTGGATCTACGCCTCGGAAAAGTCCGCTGGTGCGTTCGATCGCTACCACGCGCACTGCGACTGTCAGGTCGTGCCCTCATGGGCCAGCAAGCCCGCAAGCATTGCGGGCTATGACCCGGAGGAGATCAAGAAGAGGTACGACGCCGGAGAGTTCGAGGAGGACACGCGCAAGCGATCCGGCGGTCGCAAAAAGCCGGCAGACGAACCGACAACTGACGGCGAATGAGTTTCCCCTACGCGAGGGGCAAATCGCGGAACCATGAGCGCCGACGGGCGCCGCACAAGTACGGACAAACAGGAGACACCATGCGCAACGCAGACACCAACACCGACACCGCCGACGCGACGGCAACGGAAGCAGCCGACAACCAGGCCGCGCCCGCTGAGCGCCACGCCTTCACGCCGATTACGACGCAGGAGGATCTGGACAAGGTCATCGGCGCACGCCTGGCGCGCGAGCGTGACAAGTACGCCGATTACGACGACCTCAAGGCTGCAGCGAGCAAGCTCGCCGATGCCGAGGCCCGTCTCGCTCAGATCGACGCACAGGCGGCGCTCGACAAGATCCGCAACGACGTCGCACAGGAAGCCGGAGTCCCCGCCGACCTGCTGCGCGGCTCGACCAAGGACGAACTGACCGCACACGCAGCCGCGCTCGCGGAGGCGTTGAACGCGCGGCCTTCGGTGCCTGTGATTCCGACGCAGGGGGCGACCCCGAGTGTCTCCGACGCTGATTCGGCTCGGCGCGCTTTCGCGCAGGAGCTTTTCGGCTCGAAATAATCTCTCATCTCTCGAAAGGAGCCAACTGTGGCTATTTTCAACACCACCAACACGTCCGTGCTGCTGCCTCGTGAGATCGCGGACGGCATGGTCAAGAAGTCTCAGTCCCTGTCGACCGTCGCTCTGCTCTCCCAGCAGAAGCCGATGCGCTTCGGCAAGCAGGACATCATCGTTTTCGACAACCTGCCGAAGGCTGAATTCGTCGAAGAGGGCGCCGACAAGGCCTCGACCACGGGCTCGTTCTCGTCCGTGTCGGTGGCACCCCACAAGGCGCAGGTCACCATGCGCTTCAATCAGGAGGTCATGTGGGCAGACGAGGACTACCAGCTCGGCGTCCTCGATGAGCTGGCGCAGGCAGGCGCTGAGGCTCTGTCTCGCGCTCTCGACCTGGGCCTCTACCACGCGATTAACCCGCTGACGGGTACGAAGGTCGCGTCGTGGACGAACTTCGCTGCCGCGTCGACGAAGGTCGTCGAGATGAAGGGCAAGACCGCTGAGGCCGACGCTGCCTTCCGCGCCGCTGTCGGCCAGGTCGTGAACGGCCTGAACCCGGCGATGGTCACGGGCGCCGCCTTCGACCCGAAGTTCTCCTGGGCACTGTCCGAGCTGCGCCGTAAGGACGGCGCGGGCGACACCTCTGACCAGCGCTACCCGCAGCTGGGCTTCGGCACGAACGTCTCCGAGTTCCTCGGCGTCCCCGTCGCTCAGGGCAACACGGTTTCCGCGACCCCCGAGGCGACCGACACCAAGGTCCGTGCGATCGTCGGCGACTTCACGAACGGTGTCCGCTGGGGTATCCAGCGTCAGCTGCCCGTCGAGCTGATCCAGTTCGGCGACCCTGACGGCCAGGGCGACCTCAAGCGCAAGAACCAGGTGGCTCTGCGCCTGGAGACCGTGTACGCCTGGTACGTGTTCACCGATCGCTTCGCGCTCGTCAAGGAAGCTGCCTGACGTGGAACCGTGGGCTACACCAGGAGACCTGGAGGCCCGCTGGCGACCGCTGACCGACGTTGAAAAAGCGCGCGTGAGCATGCTCATTGAGGACGCGCAGACGCTCGTGATGGACGAGTGCCCGAACTGGAGTGCTACCAGTTCGGGCACTCGCATCCGGGTCATCTGCGCGATCGTTAAGCGAGCAATGACGGCCCCGTTCGCTGATGAAGGTCTCACGGGGATCTCAGCGGCGACGGAGACGACCGGCCCGTTCTCGCAGCAGTTGACGTTCGCGAACCCGTCCGGCGACCTCTACCTGACTAAGGCTGAGCGCCGGGCGTTCGGTGCGGGCCGTGGCCGCGCGCTCGAGATCGACCTCCTCGCATCACGGGAGGACTCCTGATGATGCAGAAGTGGAGAACCCCGGTGCAGGTAGAAGGTCGCACGCGACGCGACGCGGACGGCTACCTCGTGCAGGACAGCGCGGCGCGGCTCATCCCCGGGTGCCTCATCGCACCAGGCGCGTTCACGGTCCCAGGGCTGCTGGAGTCGCCGACGTCGGAACAGCCAGACGACCAGGCCACACTGTACGCCCCACCGGACGCGCGGTTCGAGGTCGGCGACAAGGTCGTCGTCCCGCGTGCCCATCCGCTCGGCGGGAAATGGCAGGTCGAATCGAAGCCGGCACCCTGGCCGCGTGGCGTGTCCGTGACGATCAAGCGGAGGTGACGACGTGGGCGGCTTCAAGCGCGACACGCAAGCGATCGACGCTTTCCTGCGCAGCGGCGCCCTCGCGCCAGCACTCCTCAAAGAGGCTGAGCAGCTCAGAGCCGCCGCAGCCGCAGCCGCACCTCGCGGCTCATCGGACAAAGGCGGGCACCTCGCAGACTCCTACAAAGCCGAAACGGCCAAAGCCTCGCTCTACCAAGGCGGGCCTGTACGCGACGTCGGCAGAGTCTACAACGATGCGCGCCACGCGCTCGCGGTGGAATTCGGGCACCGCAGCAGAGCCGGGAACCCAATTCCCGGGGCGCACACGCTCGGCAAGCTAATCGGCTCGAAGGGTAAGAGGAAGCGCCGCTCATGAAGTACACCGACGCAGTCAAGGTCATCCGCGATGCAATCACCGCGGCGACCGGAATACCAACCGTGCGAGTCCTGCAGCCCGGCTTCACCGACGGGCCGCTCCCACTCGCACACGTCTCGCTCGTACAAACCCAGCCGGGGGACTACGACCGAGACGACACGATCTCCATCTCCATCTACGCAAAGACAGCGGCCTCACCCGCCGAAGTCGGAGCCGCCGCGCTCGCGGACCAGATCGAGGGGGCGCTCAGCGTCCGTCCGGTCGCTGGCTCTCGCGGCTGGGTAGATGCGGTGGAGGTTGACTCAACCCTGGGCGTGCAGCCTTATTTTGAGGCTGTCGAGGTCGTCCATATGACGGCCACGGTCACGCACAGGCCCATCTCAGAATGACATCAACTGACATGAAGGGAAGGCTCGCATGACCACCATCGAAGCCCTCAAGAAGAAGCATAACCGCACGACCAACGTGCGTAAGGGCCTGAACGCACTGGCGTTTATGGCACCGATGACGGCGACGGTTCCGGAGGCGATCACCGATGCCGGCGGAGCTCTCAAGGAGATCCCCGCCGATTTCGCGCCCCTGGGTCTCATTACGACCGACGGCATCACTTTCTCCGCCGACGCGAACACGGAGGACGTGGAGGCTCTGGGTTATGCCGAGGCCGTCCGCACCGACCTCACCAAGGCACCTAAGACCGTGAAGCTTACGGTCCTGGAGCCGGTCCGCAAGACGATCCAGCAGCTCGTCTACGGCATTGACCTGTCGCAGACCAAGGCGTCTAAGACCACGGGTGAGATTACCTTCGACGAGGCCGCGACGCCGGCTCTCGCCGAGTATCGCCTGCTGCTGGTCATGGCGGACGGCCCCGCCGCCGACGAGTGGATCATCGGTCGCTGCTACCCGCGCGTCAAGCTCTCCTCGCTGCCCGACGAGAAGTGGGCAGCAAGCGACGCGATGCAGTTCGACCTCGAATTCGCGGCCTTCATGGACGAGACCGCCGGCACTTCCTGCCGCCACTTCATCGGCGGCTCCGGCGCGATCCGCCACCGCGACGCGATCGGCTTCGATCAGGCCAACTGACCTGCTCTCAATCTCGGGCGGGCCGGAGACGATCTCCCTCCGGCCCGCCCGTCCACACCTCACGCATGGAGATCACCTCACGGATAGGACCAAAGATGAAGTTCATCAAGACTGTCAAGACCGACGACGGCAACGAGCTCAAGCTGGAGCGCGAGACCGATACTGCCGCTGAGCAGAATCAGCTCGTCGCTCAGGGCTGGGAGATCGCCGACGACACCAAGGGCGACGAGAAGCCGACGCTGCCCGCGCCGCCCACCTTCAACAAGTAACCAACCGCCAGACAAATAAGGAGATCACACATGTCTGACCAGGCACAGCCCACGTTCACGTTCAATGCCCTCGCGAAGCTGGAGAAGGCTGCGGCCCCGGCCCCGTTCACTTTCGGGATCGGGAGCCAGGTCATCAGCTTCCCGGATCCGCTGAGCCTCACGCCAGAGGCCGCTGAGAAGTTCATGGCCGCGATGGAGTCCTCGAAGGCTCCGACGCAGATGATCCGCACATGGCTCACCGCCGAGGACGCGGACCTGCTGCTCAGCAAGCTCAACATGCGCCAGCTCGGCATCCTGATCCGTCAGGCGTCCGAGCACTATCAGGGCATGCTGGGCGACGCGGGGGAAGGCAACGCCTCTACGACCGACTAAGTCGGTACGAGAGGCAGATCGTCTCCGATCTCGCGGAGCAGGGCTGGGATACGCCGGCCCTGTTCCGCGCCCGCCGCTGGCGCTTCCTCCTCACGCTCATCGACGGCCTCGGGTCGACGAGCAGGACGACCGTCGCGATCCTCAACGACCCCGATCGCTTCGAGGAGATCGCGCGTACTGTCGCGGAGACAGAAGCGACCGCCGACGATACCGAAGCGCGGATGCGTGAGCAGACACCCGTCGTGCGCCTCCTGCAGGACATCTTCGATCTGGTGTCCGCAGCTTTTGGCGGTAAAGAGCCGTACCCGCGCCCAGTCTCGGCGGTCGAGCTCGCACTCGAGGACGCTCGCACAGACCACCTTCGCGACTTCCGCGATGAAGCAATGAAGGCCCTCCTCCCGAACTGGGAGGACACCGAAGAATAACTGCAGAGAGGAACCCCGGAATGGCTGGAGTCTACAAGGCGGGCACACTGTACGTCGACGTCGTCCCCAGCGTGAAAGGCTTCTTCAAGTCTGTCGAGGCAGACGCAAAGGCCCAGCTGCCCAACATCGGGCAGAACGCGGGTAAGGACTTTGCGAACGGCTTGCGCTCTGGCGTAGGTTCCAGCGGCGCCCAGGTCGCGAAGTCCATCAGTCAGCCTATCGACGCTGCCGCCACTGAGGCGAAGGCCAGCGTCGACAAGATGACGAGGAGCATGCAGGCCTCGACGGGCGGCATGCAGAAAGCTGCGGAGGGCGCGGGCCGGAGCTTTACGACGATGGGTGCCGAGGCTGGCCGTAGTCGCGGGCCTATCGAGTCGGCGACGCGCGACCTTGACGAGGCTGCGCAGGCGGCAGAGAAGGCCGCGCGGGGCACGCGCGAGGCGGGCTCAGGCTTCTCCTCTATGGCCGGCTTCGCGCAGAGCGCGATCGCGCCTCTGGCAGCAATGGCCGCAGCCGTCGGCATCGGAGGCTTCGTATCGGAGGCTATCGCCGCGTCCGACGCAACGCAGAAATTCGCGGACACCCTCAAGTTTGCGGGGATTGATCCTGATCGGATCGAAGAGCTGGGCGCCGCAGCTCAAAAGTATGCCGACGATACCGTCTATGACTTGGCAGACATTCAGGGCATTACGTCGCAGCTCGCTGCGAACGACGTCGAGGGCTTCGACAAGCTCGCTGAGGCGGCGGGCAACCTGAACGCCGTCGCGGGCGGTAGTGCGGAGACCTACAAGCAGGTTGGCCTGGCGCTCGTGCAGGTCAACGGTGCCGGCAAGTTGGCGACGCAGGATTGGAATCAGATCGCAAACGCCATCCCCGGCGCGTCCGGCAAAATTCAGAAGGCCCTCCTGGACGCGGGTGCATATACAGGCAATTTCAGGGACGCTATGGCCCAAGGCCAGATCAGCGCCCAGGAATTCAATGAGGCTTTGCTGAGCCTCGGCTTCGACGAGGTCGCAGCGAACGCGGCACGCGATACATCCCGTATTGAGAACGCCGCCGGTAACCTGCAGGCAACCCTCATGGGCGGCTTTAAGGATCTCATTGACTACATGAAGCCGACAATTACGGACTTCATGGGCTGGCTCGCCGATATGTTCTCGGACGCCTTCGGGTGGATCTCCGAGCACAAAGACCTGCTGGTCGCCCTCGGCGAGGGTATCGGAATCGCGGTCGCCGCGTACTGGGGTTTCTCGGTCCTGACCCAGGTCATCGAGTGGATCAAAAACACAACGCTCGTGCAGGAGGGGCTCAACGCCGCTATGGCCGCGAACCCAATCGGGCTTGCTGTCGTGGCTATCGGCGCGCTCGTCGCCGGGCTTATATACCTGTATAACACCAACGAGGACGTGGCGAACGCCATTAACTCGCTGGGTGCGGGTATCGCGGAGTTCTGGACGACCAACGTTACGCCCGTGATCGGTGCCTTCGTCGACTACACGAAGAACACGCTGGTGCCGTCTATCGAGTCGGCGTGGGGCATCCTCACGACCGGCGACTACGACGGGCAGCTCTTCGGGCTCGAAGAGGACTCAGCCCTCGTGGACTTCTTTTTCACGCTGCGGGACGCGCTCCTCGCGGTAGGCGAGATCTCCTACAGGGCGTGGACAGAGCAGATCAAGCCGGCCCTTGAAGCGGCGTGGGACTGGATCTCCGGCACGCTCTGGCCGGGCCTCCAGAACCTCTGGTCGACTGTGCTGCAGCCGCTGTTTGAGGGGATCGGCTCGGGCCTTGCGCTCGCCTGGACCGCCGTCATCCGACCTACCCTCATGGCCCTGTGGACCATCGTCTCCCGGGTCATCTGGCCTGTCCTCAAGACACTCTGGGAGAACGTCGTCAAGCCGCTGTGGGAGGGCTTCGCCTCGGCAGTCCAGTCAGCCTGGGCCGTAATTTATCCGGCTATGCAGGCGCTCGCGGGTTTCTTCCGAGACACGCTCATGCCCGCGCTCTGGTCGTTCTGGCAGGACGTGGTAGAGCCGGTCTGGACGAACGTGTCAACGTTCATCCTCGCGGTCTGGGACAACATACTCTACCCGCTGTTTGACCTGGTCGTGACGGTGATCTCTGGAACCGTCGGCCTGGCCTTCGAAGGCCTGTGGACGACCATCGTCACAGTATGGAACGGGATCTCGTCGGCGATTCAGACGGTGTGGGGCATCCTGTCCCCAATCTTCTCCGCGATCGGCAGCACGATCTCAACGACGCTCGGCCCTGCCTTCACGTGGCTGTATGACTCAGTCATCCAGCCGGTCTGGGACAAGATCTCGTCGGCGGTGCAGGTCGCCTCGTCGGTCTTGATCGACGTGGTTTTCCCGGCGATTAAGAACGCGATCGGCGGAATGAAAGATTCCTTCGAGTCATTCCGCCAGTCGGTCGAGACAGTGTTCGAGAAGATCAAGGGCGCCGCCGCACGCCCGATCAATTTTGTCATTACGACGGTGTATCGGGACGGCATCAAGGCGGCGTTCGATACGATCGCCGCGAAAGTCGGCCTCTCCGTGAGGCTCCCCGACGTGAAGGCAATTCCGGCCTACGCGACCGGCGGCGTGTTCTCGACGATGACGCCCGGCTACTCGCCGGGCAAGGACATCTACCACTTCTACAGCCCGGACGGCGGCGGGGCGCTCCGCCTCTCCGGAGGCGAAGGCATCATCCGCCCCGACGCGCTGCGCGCGCTCGGCGGGAAGCCCTGGCTCGATCGAGTCAACGCCTCGCGCGGCTCCGGCCTCGCGACCGTAGGAGAGACCGGACGCCGCCGCGGAGAAGTCGCCTTCGCAAACGGCGGCATCTGGAACGCCGTGAGGGGCGGCTTCTCCGGCGCCCTGGACTGGGTTAAGGAAACAACGGAGGCGGTCGCGGAGATCGTCACCGACCCCGCCGCTGCGATCACGAACCTCGTACTCGGCCCGGCGCGGGCGCTGCTCTCCCCCAAGGACGACAGCTTCTGGGAAAGCGTGGCATACGGTATCCCGCCGATGCTGTTCGACGGCATCAAGTCCATGTTCACCTCGAAGGTGAACGAGTCCGGGCTCTCGGGCGGCGCTGGCCTCGTCGGCGCAGCAATGAAGGCCGTCCTCATGGGCGTGCCCTACGTGTGGGGCGGCTCCGCGATCCCGCCCGGCCTCGACTGTTCCGGCCTCGTCTACTGGGCCGCGCAGCAGCTCGGCCTGGGCTGGCCGCGACTCACCGCTGCCGGTTACCAGTCCGGCTCAACGCCGGTCCCCTGGGGATCGGCAACGCCCGGCGACCTCCTCTACTGGGGCTCGCCCGCTTGGCACGTCGCTGTCTATGCCGGCAACGGCCAGATGATTGAGGAACCCCGGCCAGGTCTGAGTGCCCGCAAGACCGCGATCTGGGGATCCCCCAGCGTCGGCAGGTACGGCGGCACCCGAAAGTACGACCGTGGCGGCTGGCTCCCCGACGGCGTCACAGCCGCAGTCAACCAAACCGGCCAGCGCGAAGCAATCCTCACCGCCCGACAGTGGGCCGACGTATCAGCGCTCGCGGCTAGTGGCGCGGGTGCTGGGGTCTCGCTGGAGGGTGCCCAGGTCAATCTGGTCCTTGATGACGGCGTGCGGTTCCGCGCGCACGTCGAGGGGATTAGCGCGAGCGTTCTCGCTCGCAGGAAGCAGCTCGCAGGAAGGAGCCGATAATGGCGCGCACGAATCTTTGCCCGAACCCCTCTTTTGCCTACGGCACGAATGGGTGGGCAAAGTACGCGCCGTCGTCGCTCCGGATCGCGTCAGATCCTGCTGCATGGGGCGGGCACGATCGACAGTCACCAACTTACCTGGCTGTCGACGTGCCTGCCCAGCTGCAGGGCCAGGTCGCGACACCTGGCCTGGTTCCCGTTTCGGTGGGGCAGGCGCTGGCGGTGTCGGCCCTGGTTCGCACAAGTCCTGGTATCGGTCTCGCCGTCCGCGTCGAGTGGACGGTCTCAGGTCGCAGTCAGGTCTCGTCTGCGCCGCTGCTGCTGACGTCGAGTGCGGAGGGCGATCGCCCGACGTGGGTCCACGTGGCCCCGGCTGGCGCAACGCAGGCGCGCGTGCGCTTCGAGGTCTACACCTCGGGCGCCCGCGATAACAAACCCGGCTCGGTGCATCTTGACGATGTCATGATCGTCGCTGCGGCGACCGTCGAGGAGGCTGTCGCTGACGCGGCGACCTTCTTCGATGGAGACACGCCTCAGCAGCGGATCGGCTACTCGCAGCGGGCGATCACTCACCAGTGGACGGGTACGAAGGGTCTGTCTGCTTCGCGTGAGGTTGAGGGCGCGCTGGATATGACGCGCGAGCCGGTCGCGGTCGTCGAGGACGGTCAGGCTCCGCGCGTGCAGCTGGTGATCCCGGCGGCGCTCGCGCCTGCGGGCACGGCCTGCTACGTCGAGGGTATCGCCGCGACGGGCTTCAAGTGGATCCCGCGCGCGGGCGTGTGGACTGGCACGGGCGAGCAGCGGGTGATCGGCGATTCTCTTGCGCCGATTAACACCGAGTTCCGGTACCGTCTGACGACGTCTCGTGGCGTCGAGGTCGAGTCCTCGCCTGTCGTGCGACGCTGGCAGGGCCTCTCGCTGATGACGGACACGGCGGGCAAAATGCCCGTGAATCTGCTCTGGCAGGGCACAGATCAGCGCGAGATGAAGATGCGCCTCACAGAGCATGAGGTGCCGGGCCGTAGAACGCCAGTCATGGTGTACGCGCCGACGATGGGCGCAGGTACTGTCTCGCTGACGGCGCGCACGAATCTCAAGGACACGCCGGCTCTCAAGCTGCTGCTGGGTACGCCGACCCCCGTCGCTTTGTTCCATAATCCCGAGCACTGCGTGCAGTGCCGGGCGGGCGTGTGCGACGTCGATCTGGTGACGCTCATGTCGCCGACAGGTGTCACGATGGAGCGCGCTGCCCGGATCGACGTCGCGGAACGCACCTGGACGATCAAGGGCACGATTACGTCCCTGCCGCAGGCCTCGACGCTCCTCGCTCTCTCGACGTGGACGGACTTTGACGCCCGCGCGCTCACGTGGCAGGCACTCGACGCGCGCCGCCTCACGTGGGAGGGCTTCGACCGCACGATCTGGCAGGAGGAGCGATGAGCCTGACCGGACCGGACGCGCGCATCCCGGACGACCTACTGTCGTCCGCTTACACGCTGCAGGCGACGGTCGAGTCGTGGCTCGGCGATGAGTACCTCGGTGAGGTACCCGTCGAGGACGGCTCGGTCGCCTGGGATGCGACCCAGCAGGTGCAGGGCTCGCTCTCACTCACGGTTCCGCGCGTCGGCGCTGCGAGTGAGAGTGAGGACTGGCGGGACTGGGATCCGACGGACCCATCGCATCCGCTCGCCTGCTTTGGGCAGACCCTGCACGTGTCGCTGACGATCGCGTCGGTGATTCCCGGCGGCGGCTGGTGGGACGTCCAGCTCGGACGCTTCCTCATCACCGCTGTCGACCCCGGCCCCTCGACCGTGAGGGTGACCGGAAAATCGCTGATGCACCGCCTCGAAGAGGACCGCCTCACGACGCCCCTGTCCCCCATGTGGAACGGGACGCTCGCGAGCGAGATTCGTCGCCTGGTCGGTGGGCACATGGGCGTCGTCATCGACACCGGCCTCGTGGACCGCTGGTGCCCGTCGATGACCTGGGGCGAGTCGCGGATCGATGCGGTGTACGAGATCGCGAAGGCTTGGCCGGCGTCGATCCGTGAGGGCGGGGACGGCATCCTGTATGTGACCCCGCCTGTCTCGCCGCCGGTCTCGCCGCCGAGGTTGCGGCTCACGGACGACCTGGACGGCACCGTCGTCGGCGTCTCCTCTCAAGTCTCGCGCGACAAGGTGTATAACCGCGTCGTCGCCAGGGGCCAGGATGGGCACGACGAGGGCGCGCCGGCTTTCCAGGCGGTCGCGGATCAGACGACCGGCCCGATGAGGACCGACGGCCCCTACGGTGTCGTCCCGCGCTTCTTCTCCTCGCCGCTCATCACCTCGCAGGAGCAGGCCCGCAAGACTGCGGAGGCGATGCTCGCAGAGTCGATCCGCCGCAAAGTTAAAGTCCCTGTGGAGCATGCTCCGGATCCGCGTGTCGGCCTCGATCAGCCGATCGAGATCGTGACGCAGCCGGTCCTCGCGGCGGAGCCGAAAACCCTCTGGGGCCTCGTTACCGCATACGAAGTTCCCCTCACGTACAAAGGCACGCAGAAAACCGACGTGGAGGTGACGCTGTGACCGTCCGAGTGATGGACCTGATCTCCTCGACCCCGGATGATCTGCCTCCCCGGTACGGGTCGGACAGATCGACGACGGCGATCGCGCGAATCATCGATCTTGTCGAAGGCGGTCGCCAGCTCATCGTCTCGCTGTACGGCGGTACCGGGGTGCAGATCCCCGCGACCGCCGTCAACTGGAACGGTGTGAAAACCGCGCACGTGCTCCTCGACCCGGACACGGGGCGCCCGGTTCACGCGCTGGGGCCTGCCCCGTCCCCCGAGGGGCCGCTCCCGGCGGTCCCGAAAACACCCGAGCCTAAGCCCGTCGCACGGCACGCGGTCCTCACGCCGCAGTGGATGGGCACATGGACGACCGGCGGCTGGTCGAGGTACGGCGACGGCGGCGCGTGGCAGGGCACCAACCCAGCAGGCCAGCGCCTCCGAGGTCTCATCACCTACGGTCGCCAGCTCGAAGCGCTCGGAACGATCACGATCACTCGGGCACTGCTCACCGTCCGTCCCGCGACGCACATCCCGCCGTGGGCGCTCGTGATTCAACCGGCGTCCTACTCAGAGTCTGGGCCTCAGCCGACCGGCCCAACGCAGACGATCAACGTCAACGCAACGCAGGCGCAGGTCGACATTACGGCCTTGGCAAAGACACTCACGGCGGGAGCCGGGCTCGCGCTCGTCGGTACTGCATACGGCGGCATCACCAAGGGCGGAGCGAGCGCAGCCCTCACCATCGACTACACCGAAACACTCCAAAGCAAGCCCACAGAAAGGCGCGCCCAATGAGCTACCAGGACCAGCGCGGACACAAGGTGCCCTCACCTACCGACCCGGCCCGCCGACAAGACCTCCTCGACCTGTCCCTATCCATTCCCTCGTACAAGGCGTGCGCGTCCGAGACCGCTGCCTCCCAGTACGTCGCCGCGCTCGCGGGTGTGGGCCTCACGGCCTCACCGCAGCAGCCTGTCTACGTATGGCGCACAGATCTCAACGCGGTTCGCGTGTGGGATGGGCGCCGCTGGTCTGGTGAGTCGAATCTGCAGATGGAGCTGAGCGCGGTCGGCGACGTTCCTGTCGGTTCCGGCCTCAGCACAGGCGTGCGGAACGGCATTATCAAGGCTGGCAAAGTCGCTACGTCTGCGACAGAAGTCCAGTTCGGAAACCTCTACCTTGACAGCATTACGTTCCAGACGCCTTTTCCGACCGACTGCGTGTCTGTCACCGTGACACCGCTATACGGGACGGGCTCAGCTGGCTGGAACTTCAAGCAGGCGCAGCAGTTCTGCCTTGACTCGATGAGCCGGAACGGATTCCGTGCGATGCTGCCGGGGGTCACGACCCCTGGCCGTCATGCCTACTCGTGGGTCGCTGTCGGCTACTGACCCCACCTGATCTTTTACGCCCTCGGACAAGCCCGTCCGGGGGCTTTCCCATACCCGAAAAGGAGAAACATGGAACCGACCATTGAGCAGCTTATGGCGTCGATGACGCCGGCGACGGTTACGCCGGACGATGTCGTCGCGCCGATTTTCATCCCCTACGAGCAGACGGAGGGCACGCGATGAGTATGACAGCACAGAACGTCCTCTCCTGGGCGGCAGGCGAGATCGGGTACACGCGCTGGGATGACCCCGAAGAGGGGTCGAAGTACGGGCGCTGGTATGCCAAGCGGCATGGTGCGTACTACGGCACGTCCGGCGTGCCTTTCTGCGCGATGGGTGCGTCCTGGTGCGCGACTGACAATGAGGACAAGTCCGTCCTGCCCGGAGGGGACTTTGCGTATGTCCCCTACGGGATCAACGCCGCCGCGCGCGAAGGCAGGCTCGTCTCCCCCATGACCCAGGCTGCGCCCGGAGACTTGGTTTGCTTTGACTGGGACGACGATGGGATCGCCGACCACGTCGGCATCGTCGAGGCCAACTACGGCGGCTGGATTCAGACCATTGAATTCAACACCAGCTCCGGCGCTGCGGGATCGCAGAGCAACGGCGGCGGCGTGTGGCGTAGGACCAGAGACTGGTCCTCGGTCTGCGCGGTCATCCGCCCGCACTACGGCGACGCGACCACCGCCTCCGGTTACACCGACGTCACGGCGCTCCAGGCGGCAGTCGGCGCGACCGCTGACAACGTCATCGGCCCCGATACCACGAAGAGGATCTATGCCGTGGTCGCGGCCTCCAGCTGGGGCGGGCGTCAGTTCCCGTTCGGCGTGGAGTATGTCCAGTCCGTCATCGGCACGGAGCCCGACGGTGTCTGGGGCGACGCCTCGGACGAGGCGCACGACCGCGTCGTCGGTAACCTGCAGCGTGCCGTCGGCGTGGACGACGACGAGGTTTACGGCCCGGCGACCAACGCCGCGATTAACACCGCGCTCGCGGGCGCGGAGAAGGGGGAATGACAATGAATGACCTGCTTCTCGGGCTTCACACGGACCCGTTCCTGACGACTGTCGTCGTCGGCCTGATCTGGCCGATGGTCCAGGCAGCGCTTGACCGCCCGTACTGGACGCCCGCCCGCCGTAAGGTGCTGCTCGCGGTCGTTGCAGTCGTCGTCTCTCTGGCCGTCTGGGTGGCTGGCACCTATCCGGCAACCTGGCGACTCATCATTGCCCAGGCAGGCGTTTTCCTGGGCGTCGCCTGGTCTGTGTTCCAGGTGCTCTCTGCGATCCGCATTAACGGCGTGTCCCTCATTGACTGGGTAGGCGCCGTGACGCCCGGCGGCGAGTCCGTCGAGGAGGTTCGCGCCGCAGCTGATTCTGCCACTTCTACCCGGGTAGTTGACGGGGCCGAGCTGGCCAGCCGTGACTGAGCTGCTCGCTGACCCGAAGGTGACAGACGCGCTGGCGGCGCTCGTCGTCGCGGTCCTCGTCGCGATGACGGGTGTCGTCGCGCTGGTCGCGAGCCAGGTGCGCCGCTGGCTCGAAGCGAAGTTTGCGCACGTACTCGAGGGGGTCGAGGAGGCCCGCGCTGCCGCCCTCTCGGCGGACGCGCAGGTCTCGAACGACCACGACACCAACATCAGAGACGATCTCGACCGCGCGATCGCGACCGTACACGCTGTGTCGGACCAGATCGGCGAGCTGACCGGCCACGTCGGCACACTCGCCGATCAGCTGGGCCGCGTCGAGACGACGCTCAGCCAGCACGGGAAGAGCCTCGAAGCGGTCGAGGATCGCGTCGGCAGGATCGACGAGCGGGGAGGGCGTATGGCTGACGAGATCCACGATGAGCGTGTCGCTAGAGAGGCCGCTCAGCGGACCATCGACGAGCACTCGCACGACGCGCACGCGCGCCTGCACGCGCGCCTCGACAAACTTGAAGAGAAAGTGAACCAGCAGTGACCACGACTATTTCGGGTACTGTCGGGCGGCTTGACGGCACTCCCGAGCCGCAGGCCTATATCGTCGCCGCGCTCGCGGGGACAGGTGAGAACTTCGCTGTCCTAGCGGGCGGGCCGGTGGCCCGGCAAGCCGACGTGCGAGGACAGATCGTTCTCCCGCTCGATATCCGCGCCGAGACGCAGGTGCATCTGCGTCTCGCGATCCCCGGTCGCACGCTCCGCGAAGCGACCGTGACTCTGCGCCCATCGGTCGCCTACGATCTGGCGCAGATCTTCTCCGGCGCCACGTCGCCGACCCCCGCACCCGCTCCGGTCCCCGGTACGGGCGGCGTCGAGATCGCCGGAGACGGAGACACCCTCACCCTGAACGGCAAGATCTCCGGCGACGGAGACACACTCGAGATCGGAGCCTAAGCAATGGCCTCACGACCGACGCTCTACACCAAGCAGGGCACCGATAAAGCGATCGCCCGAGCGGTCGAACCACTCGCCACCAAGGCCGAGCTGGCCGGCTACGCGACGAAGTCAGAGGTAGCGACAGCCGCAGCCGGCGGCAGAGTCGACCTGACCGACTACGCGAAGAAGGCAGAACTGCGGGGCCTCGCTACGCGCGAGGAGCTGGCCGGCTACGCGACCACTCGCCAGGTGGCAGACCTCGCCTCTCGCGCCGACCTCACGGCCTACGCGACGAAGGACGAGGTCGTCGGAGTCGCCAAGCGCTCCGACCTGACGGGCCTCGCCACGAAGGCCGAGCTGTCCGGCTATGCGACGAAGGGCGACGTCGCGGGCGTCGCGCACGCCTCGGACCTGACCGGCCTCGCGACCAAGGCTGAGCTGCAGTCTGCGCTCACAGGCGTCGGCATCACCGTCGTCGCCACCGAGGCCGAAGCGCAGCGCCTGCCCGACGGCGCGCTGTACTTCCTCGCCGCCGCAGCTTCGCCCGCGCAGCCGCCGACCCCGACGCCCGGACCCGCGCCCGCCACCGGCCCCTCCGTCGTTGCACACGGCTCGGGCTCCGTTGTCGGCCAGACAATCACCGTCAAGCTCGACGGCAAGGCCGGAGACAAGATCATCCTGGGCATCAACGAGAAGGCTCAAGGCGGTCGCGCGACCGTGAGCCTCCCGCAGGGCTGGACGACTCTCGTCGATCCGTACTGGGTTGGAACGATGAGCGCGACCATCATTACCGGCCCCTGGGCACCCACGATCACGATCACGATGTCTCAGAACGCGGAGATCGGCTGGGCAGCAGCAGCAGTACGCGGTGCCTCCCGCATCGAGGCCGGCACCGTGAAAAAGCGACAGGCCGAGCCGGTCGAGACCAAGACCTGTACGGCGCCCGCGCTCGCGGGTGCTGGGCTCGCGCTCGGCTTTACGTTCGAGCGCACGAGTGCGGGCGAGTCGTCTGAGCAGGTGACGGTTTCGGAGGGCTGGGAGAAGTTGGGATTCGCGGCTCAGGATGGTCTGAATTATCAGACTGTGACGCTCGCGAAGCGAACCGCCGCGTCGCCTGCTGACCTGGTCGTGACCTACCCGAACGTTCAGGGGTCGAACGGCATCGGCGTGCAGGTGGTCGCCCGTGGCTGAGCTGACCATTTATCGCCGTCGACGCGACGGCGGTGATGTGCCCGGGGTCGTCCGTCGCCGTCGTCGCGACGGAGGAGACCTTCTCCTGCGTCGCCGTGAGGTGACGACTCCGGTCACGCCCGCCGCGACGGATGTCGTCGAGGAATTCCTCAAACAGCGCCCGTTCTATATCGCTCATAGGATGGGCGGCACGGAGTATCCGGAGTTCACGCAGCGGGGTCTTGATGCTTCGTTGCGGGCCGGTTTCAAGGCGCTGGAGATCTCCGTCCGGCTGTGCGCCCGGGGGCAGAACGGAGAGCCTGCCGAGTTCATCGCGATCCATGACTGGAAAACGACGAGAACCGTGCCGGGTACGGATCTCCCGATCTGGTCTACTCCCTGGAGCACGCTCCGGACTCTCCAGCAGGGGACCGGGCCGTTTATGCGACTGCGCGATATTGTCGATCAGATCCCCGATGATGTCGTCCTGGCGATCGACCACAAGACGACCTCGTCTGAGGACCAGCGGAACGCTGCTGATCTGAAGGCTGAGGAGCAGCTCTTCGAGTACCTCGACACGGCGTTCGGGGGGCATCCCGAGCGTCGCGTGATCTGGAAGGTTTTCGCGAAGGGCACGAGCGCGGCGCGCGCGAAAGCGCGCGGCTATCGCACAATGGCTATGCTCTACCCCGCAGAAGTCCCCGCGGCTGACCTCGGCTCATGGGACATTATTGGCATGGAGTGGAGTGCGAGCGCCGACGTGTGGAATCGCATCAATGCGACCGGGCACCCGACGATCGCGCATATCATCACGAACGAAGGGCAAGCGAGGACGGCGCTCGAAAAGGGAGCGGCAGGCCTCATGGCGTCTTTCCCATCACGTGTGCATCCGTAGCCGGTTGAGAGGCCCCACCCGCGCCAGGGTGGGGCCTCTCGTGCTATTTCGGCGGGCTTGCATGCCGCGAGCGCTGGGTGCGACTGACGGCGCGGAATGTTTCGTCGGTGCGCGCGTCGGCGGCGGCTTGGGGGTCGCGGACTCGGGCGAGGCGTGCGAGCGCCTCGGGCTTGGAGGAACTGCGGCTGATGCGCTCGCGCACGCTGGGCGCGGAGAGCTTTGCCGTGCGGGGAAGCTCGTAGGTCTCTCGGTACTCGTCGGCGGTCATACCGTGCGCCAGGAATACGTGCGCGGCAAGGCTGAGGTAGGCTTTCCCGCACTCGTGGCAGATGAGCCGCCCCTCCGTGTCCTCGGTGATGCGCCCGTACACACCTGCGCCGACTGGCTGACCGATGCGCGGCGCCGGCTCGTCGGCGTGCTTGCCACGTGCCCGCTTGTAATGCTTGAGACAGACCCCGTGTGAGACGGCGTCGCGGTCGCAGCCTGGGGCCGAGCATTGGGCGGCGGGAGTGCCCGGGGAGCGGACCCAGCGGCGCTGAGCAGCCCATGCCTCGACAGCGGCGATGCTCCACCAGTAGGCGTGCCCGACGCGGACGGGGCGTAGGCCCTCGCGGCGCATGGTCTGGGCGAGCTGGCGCACCTCGCGCTTGACGCCGACGAGGTCAGGAACTTCGGCAGTGGGGATGTAGCCGCGCTCGCGGGCTTCGGCTCTGGTCATGACGCCGTCGACGTCTTGGCGCATGGTGTGTCTCCTGCTGTGGGGGAAGGCCCCGGCCCCTTGCGGGGTCGGGGCCTTCTTCTGTCAGAGGCCGAGGCGGTCGATGATCTCGTCATCGATGTCGGCGAGCACCGACAGGATCTCGCCAACATCAGCGGCGCCGGGATCGAGGTTCACAGCCGCGCACTCATCACGCAGCGCCTGCATCTTATCGGCGGGCAGATCGTCGTCATCGTAGACGACCTCGACAGTGCGAACCGTCATGCACGATTCGAGAACCTCGAGCGCCTCGCTATAGTCGCTCCCGCCGGCATCTCCGAAGCCTTCGAGAAGGGCATCGGCGAATTCGCGGCCCTCCTCGTCGTCCCAGAGGCCGTCGAAGTTCTTGCGCAGCCACGCTTCCTCAGCGTCATCCCCCATCCTGCTGAGGACTAGGGAGGCGTTCGGGGTAAGGGGGCTGTTGTCGTCGGTCACATAGGTAATGGTGTCGGTACGCATGGCGTGTCTCCTTCTTTGAGGTTCGGGGGGCTTTTCCCTCCCGATGACTTAACTATACACCGTGCGCGATGTATAGTGCAAGCGG